TACAGAACTGGGTCAACTTTCCCGAAGTTGCCACCTTGCGCATGTCCGGTATTGAGACTTTGGTTAAGCGCACCATTCAGGAAGTGCGCTCGCAACTTTTGAGCAATACAACCTTACGCGAACTCTATCCCGAAGCCGTGCCATGGAGTGAGAAGAAAGGCGAATCAGGGATTGCTCCCTCAGATTTCGGAACGGCCTATGGGATCACGCATCCGGGACGTAAGAATCCCCGCCGTGAGCCAACACTTTCAATTTCAACGCTGGAATCAGTCAAGGCAGGTTCGCACTACGAGTGGGTGTGTGGCGACGACTTGGTACATGAGAAAAATTACCAGACGCGCGACCTCCTGCAGAAGACTATCGATGATTGGGATCTTGCACGAAACTTGCTCAATCCGCGCGGATTCCGTGAACTCTGCGGCACGCGTTACGATTGGTCCGATCTCTATGGACGGACGATTGAAACCAATAAAGGGCAATGGCGAATCCACTGCAGGCCAATCTGGACTGACGATCTCAGATATGCGCAAGAGAATGGTTTCTACATTCCAGAAAACTATCAGCCCGGAACTTTATTCCTGCTCCATCCCGAACGTTGGGGCATCAAGGAACTGCTCGAAATTCAGGCGGACAATCCGTACCTGTTCAATTGCCAACGACTCAATAATCCATTGCCATCGAGCGCTGACAATTTCCCCTTAATGGAGTTGGTAAAGCATACCGTCAAACGCGAAAAATATCCCGATACAGGCTTGCTCAACATTTTCATGGTCTGGGAATTCAACCTAGCCGATCCAGAAGCCGATCCTTGTGTTGGCGTGGTCGGTGGTTGGGATGCCAAAGGCAGGCTCTTTTTAATTGACTTGGTTGTAGGCCGATTCAAGCCCTCCACGCTCATCGATCTGATTATCGCTTTCTGGCAGAAATGGCCGGTCAGTCGCGTAGGTTTTGAGGATTCGCGTAAACAACGGATGTTGGAACCTGGCCTTATGTCTCGATTGCGCACAATGAAGTTGTCCTTTGCAATCGACTGGATCAAGTTCGGCGGAAACATGCAAACCGATGATGACAAAATTCATCATGTCTTGGCCTTGGAACCTCTACTCCGCGAAAACCAATTCTGGATGCACGCCGATCTGCCGCACTTGAATGAACTGTACATGCAATTCACGCGCTTCCCCAAATTCAAATTACGCGGAATTCCCTATGCTGTATCTCGTTTGATGGCTTATCGGAGCCAAACTCAGACCATGGGAAATATGGCTGTCTATGGCACCGAACTCTATTCTCCAGCTCTTTCATGGAATCACGAGGATATGGAACTGGGAGCAGGATTGACTGGCTAAGTCGTGCCCTCTAACTCAATTGCATGGCTCTGATTGAATCAACCATCAACATGGCGCGGGAGATTACGGCAGATGAAGTACCTCTGCCGCCACAACTTCCCGAAGATCAGACTGCCGCCGAACTCGTTCTCAAAGACTTGCAGCGCGGCGAATACTATCTGCTTGCGAAGGGGATGTCGGTCGAATGGGATGCGGACGACAGGCTTTACCTGTTTCGTGTACCCCAAGGATTCTGGGAAGGCTCATCCGTTCCCAGAGCATCGCTTGGCGTCCCACTAATCTATGAACACATCGAAAGTCTGATGCCGCAAGTCATGTCCGCGCTTTTCGCGGATAGTCCACCATTCGAAGCCATCAGCCGACCACGAACCAAGCAAAATGCTGCGCGGGCTTCCAAGGAAATCATCTCCTATCAATTGGATGAAATGAACTTCCGGGAAGAATTGCGGAAGTGTGCGAAGGAAATGCTGGTTTACGGCACATGTTATATGCGGTTAGGTTGGAGACGATATCAAAAAACTGTCTTCAAACGAGTACGGCGCGGCATCCCTAAAGTTCAAATGGTCAACGGGTTGCCAGTCAAGAGCTATGAAAAGGGCGATGGGAAGTGGATGACCAAATCGGAGCAGGTATGGGTCAATGAACCCTATTGCGAAAACGTCCATGTTCGCTATATCATTCCCGATCCCAAATTGCGTTGCCCCGACATCCGCAAAGCAGGCTTTCTGTGTCACCGCGAATACATGGGAGTGGAAGCATTAGAAAAGAATTTCCGCCACATCCCCGGCAATACGCTACCCGATACCGAATATTTGAAATCGCTTTTCGATCAGCCCAAGGAAGCTCCCGAGCGTTCCATGCTCGAAGGACGTTCTACAACTTCGGTAATGAATACGGGCATTTCTTCGCTTGACTTGAATATGGAATTCAAGGCGATGCCGCGTTATCAGGAATCAACAAGCGATCCAAACCGTCAGGAATTGGAGGTTGTAGAATATTGGACGGAGACCCAGCACTATGTCCTGCTCAACCGCAAAATCATCATCATCAACGAAAAAAACACTTTTGGAGAAATCCCCTACCGATCTTGCTGCTTCACTGATGTACTGGATAGTTTCTTTGGAATTGGAATCTCGCGGTTGCTCAAAGGCGAGCAGCGTCTACAACAAGGCATCATCAATGGACGGTTGGATGACCTCTCCCTCCGCTTATCTGGCTCCTTCATCCGTATTCGAGGGTCTAACACACCTGCGCAACAGATGCGCCTCCGCCCAGGTGGGATTATTGATTCCGACACGGCGGACGGAATCAAAATGATCGAATATCCACCGGCCATGGTGGATGCTTTTACCGAAGTCGAAGCCTCAGACTCTCGCTCTCAGCGACGTTCAGGCGCAAACGAATTGATTACCCAAGGTGGACAGCAAGGACCTTCCTCAATCACTCGCACAGCTACCGGGATGAATGCACTTTCGGCGGGCGTAGGAGCGCGCCTAGGCTACTTGATCGATTTCATTTCCAATTTAATATTCGTGCCAGCTCTGGAATTCTTTCAGGAATGCAATTCGAAGTGGCTGGACGAGGAAACAATAGAAAGCATTTTGACCGATGAACTGGCGCATGACTACGACGGAGATATGATCGATGTGGTCAATGCCAAATTAAAATTCAAGATGCTGGCCTCAGCGAAGGCAAAGGCTCGTCAGGCGCTTGCTCAAAACTTGATGCCAATGTTGCAGGTATTCCAGCAAGCCCCGGTACTTGAAGCAATGCAGGCGCAAGGACTTGTGGTAGATTGGGTTCAGATTGCGCAGGCCGTAGCGGACATTTCGGAGATCGCAGGCACGCAAAAGTGGATCATTCCAATGACACCGGAACAAAAGAAGGCTTTGCAAATGAAGAATGAATTCAGTCAGCAGATGGCGACTAAGGCAATTGACAATCAGCATCAGTTGCAGCAGATTGATGCAACTGGAAAATCGCAGAGTCGAACCGCCATGCTTAAGGAAATCATGAAAGGCCTGGTGGAAGAGTTGAAAGAAGGCGCCGATCCCATTGATGGAACGGCTTCGGAAGAACAGCAAGCTGAAACCGAAAGCGCGACTGCATGACCAAGAAAAACGGGATGGACATTGAACTCTCGGAGCCAGAACTCGAATACCTGAAAAAAATCCATGTTGCACAAACATTGGCTGACTGGATGCGGCATCCGGGCTGGGAGATGTTTATGGAACTTTCAGCCAACATGCTGGCTCGGTTGGAAGATCAACACTTGAACTTCGCCGTTTCAGGCTCAAGCATTGCAGGGCGAGATGCATATTGGGCTTCGGGAATTCGATTGGGCGGTGCGCGAGATTTTGCCAAGGTTTTGCGCGAAGAAATCGGCAAGCGCGTGGATATTCTTAATCAACCGCTCCGAGCACCAGCCCCAGCCGATGCAGCGGACTATGACGGCGATCCGAATCTGAAGGAGATGTAAGCAATGGAGATTAACAAAGGCATTGAGCCATTCGACGAAATTACGGACTTCACGCGCGGCAATAAAGAGCGCAAGCCTTGGGGTAAAAGCGACTCGCCGGACCAATTCGATTTGCGCTCGGAATATGATGTGACGATTCCGCCTGCCGTGGAAGTTCCCCCTGTCACGCCCCCTCCGGCCACCCCCACACCCAAGTTTACGCACAAATTGGCAAATGGCACCGTACTCGAAGCTCCCACAGTCGAAGAACTCGCAAGCCAAATCGAAAAAGCGCTGCAAACTCCAACTCCTGCCCCTCCGCTGGAATTCGAGGATAAGCCTGTCTATGAGGGCTATCAGTTTCAGCGCAAGGAACTCTCCTTGACCGAGCAGGCGAATATCCTGAATGTGATGAAGGAAAATCCGCAGAAAGCCTATCGGATGCTGCAAGAAGCGGAGACTGGGGCGACGACTGACAAACTCTTGCAAGTTTTGAACGAAACGCAGATGGCTCTGCGGATGCAAAAGGAAATGGAAGCCGGAGTGGAATTTCTGGGCGAGTGTGAAGACTTCAATCCCACCAAAAGCAATGGAGAAAAACTCACCGCCTATGTGCGCTCCAAGGGCAAGCCGATTACGGTTAAGAATCTCACTGTCGCATTTCGACAGCTCGTAGCAGCGGGTGATGCATCGCTCGTGATGAAAGTCGAGCCTCCGGCACTAGTAGTCGAACAAAATTTGGAAGAAACACCGCCTCCACCTGTCGTAGTCCCATCCAATCAAGGTAGGCCGGAAATTCCCGCACCGGGATCGGTGGATGTGGCGAAATTTGCAGCCATGCCACTGGATCAGCAAAAGAAGTTTTTCAGCGATTTAAGACGACGCGCCTAGCGGCTCCTCAAATCTTCGTGCCCACTATCTAAGAATGTAGACACGAAATAAGGAGCTTCGCAATGGCGTATCAGCCAGCATCAGTTCTCACATCGACGGCAGGACTGTCCCACCTTTCCTCGATTTACTACGACCGTGTGGGTGTGGAGAATCTGAAAGCCAACCTACCATTTGTTGCCACGACCTCGCGGCGAAAATTGCCGGATCGCAATGGGCGTACCATCCAGCTTTACAGTTACGATCTGCTTGGCTCGGCAACCACGCCGGGATCGGAAGGCACAGTTGGGACGGGCGAGAATCCCACGACTTCCATCCGCAATGTGACGGTGCAGCAATATTTCAACTTCGCATCGTTCTCCGACATCTTGGTCGAAACGGCTATCGATCCCATCGTGGAAAACACCGCCGCCGAGATGGGCTATCAAGCTGCCCTAACCGCCAACGTATTGGCACGCACGGAA